TTCATCCTCTACGTCCATTGCTGGCTCATCCATCATTGGTTCATCCATTGCAGGTTCTTCTGAAGGGGCTGCTGGTTTCTTTAAAACATATTTAGTCTCATTTAATACAGGGTCTTCTTTACCTTCATTAAACTGTTCGTTCAATGGCTTAATAATTAAATTAATTTTCTTAAGTGCTCCTGAATAAGAACTAAATCTATTCTTATTTTTGTTTAAAATACCATCAACATAATCTAATGATGACTCGTTTAAACCTGTTTTAACGTAATACCCATCGTTTTCTTTAACGATTGCGTACGTATTACCATCAACTGCGTATTTAGTATACTCAGTTGTTGACTCATTCACAGAATGGTCCGTTGTCTTATAGTTGGCAATTTCAATCATTCTTTGAATCTTATCTTGCCCTGTTAGCTTTTCGCTACCTAATGGTTTCATTTTCATTTTAAAATGTCTTTAACTAAATTTAGTTTATCGTGTATATACTATTATAAATATCTGTTTTTAACAAAAAAATATTATTCTTCTACTTTATCCTCATCTAACGACAAAGACTTATCATATAGTTCGTTCTTAGCATCTAATAATTTACCTATATAACCGTTTCTTCTTAAGAATTTGAAAACCAAGTTTTCATATGAATATTCACCGTATTCTTCTAACCCTGTTGAACGGAAACGTTTTAATTTTTTTCTTATTTTATTAATATCCTCCATGATTTTATCATAATCACCTGTACCCTTAGAATCTTCAACAACCTCATCGATTATCTTCATCCACTGTGTTACCTTAGATATTAATTTTTCTTCGTCAGGTTCTCTACCACCTGATTTTGGTTCTACAATCCACTTATCTTTTAATATCGAATACACACCTGAAGAAAAATGTGCTTCATTTGCGTCTTGTACATATAACTCAACCTCAAAACCTTTTACTTGAATATTATGTGATGTATTCCAATTGATACGTTTACTATCAAAAAATTCTTTAATGAATGAAACATTTTCACCAACATCCTCAAAGTCTAAAACAACGTGTAAATCAACGTCTGAGAATTCAGACCAATTATAGTTAGATAAAGAACCTGTCATTATCACGTCAGCAATGTCTAATTCAATAACTAAGAAATCTAAAAATTCGTTAGTAATCTCCATTAAACGTTCTCTAATTTCAGAAACCATTTTAGGACTACCTTCAGTTCCTTCCCAAATATCACTACATAACTCGTCCTTAGTTTTGAAACTTTGTATGATTTTAGGGTCTTTTTGTTCTTTAATTTTCATCTTCTTCGATTTTTTTATACTCAAAAACACGTCCAATATTTTTATTGAAGAAACTTCCCTGTGAATCTGCCATTCTGAATTTTGTGAATATTTCCCACGGAACGTCAGAATATTCGTACTCGACACCATTTTTAAACTCTACTAAAAGAGTTTTACTGTCTGTATGATATGTTGCTTCTTTTAAGTTAGACGAATCTAACACAACATTAATTTTTTTACCTAATATCTTTTCTGATATAATTGCCATAAATACGCGTGTTTATTAATATAAATATTAAGAATTATATTAAAATAGAAAACCCCTCTTTCGAGGGGTTTCAATTTATACTTAAACTTCTTCGTAATCGACATCTTGTGTCCCCTCATCAGGTCCACCACTATCACCTGTTTCACCTGTTTGATATAGTCTCGTGGTTATTTGATTCCACACACCCTCAAGTTCAGATTTCTTACTCGTGATAAGTTCTAAGTTTTCTGAAGTCTTAGCTTCATTAAGTTCTCCTATTAACTTCTCTAAGTTTGTTTTTTCATCTTCAGAGATTTTGTCACCTAACTCAGACATTTGTTTCTCTGTTGTAAACACATATGAATCGGCTTCATTAATAAGTTTAATCTTTTCTTCCTTCTTTTTATCCTCTTCTCTATTTTGTTCTGCCTCGTCTTTCATCTTTTGGATGTCTGCGTCAGATAAACCTGTTGAGGATTCAATCTTAATCTTTTGTTCTTTACCGGTTCCTTTATCTTTAGCCGAAACATTTAAAATACCATTGGCGTCAATATCAAAAGTTACTTCTACCTGTGGGATACCTCTTGGTGCCATTGGAATACTTTCTAATTTGAATTTACCTAATGTTCTGTTATTTGTGGCCATTGGTCTTTCACCTTGTAAAACGTGTATTTCTACTACCGTTTGATTGTCGATTGCCGTTGAGAACGTCTGTGACTTATTAGTGGGGATTGTTGTATTTGATTCAATCAATTTTGTCATAACACCACCCATTGTTTCAATACCTAATGAAAGTGGAGTAACATCCAATAATAATACATCTGTAACGTCTCCTGATAATACACCTCCCTGAATCGATGCACCCATTGCAACAACCTCATCAGGGTTTACCCCTTTATTTGGTTCTTTACCGAATAACTTCTTAACCGCATCCTGTACTGCTGGTATACGAGTTGAACCTCCTACTAAGATTACCTCATCAATCTCACCAATTGTTAGGTTCGCATCTGACAATGCTTTTTCACAAGGTTTGATTGAACGGTCAACTAAATTAGATGTTAATCTATCAAAGTCTGCTCTGGTTAATGTAGTCTCAAAGTGAATTGGTCCACTAGCACCTGCAGAAATATAAGGTAAACTAATAGAGGTTTGATTTGCCGTTGATAATTCCACCTTAGCTTTCTCAGCCGCCTCTCTAACTCTTTGAATCGCCATTGGGTCTTCAGAAATATCTACGTTTGATTGAATCTCGATTAGAGACATAAAGTGGTCGATAATTGCTTCATCGAAGTTATCCCCACCTAATTGTGTATCACCGTTAGTAGATAATACCTCAAAGATACCATCACCTAATTCTAAAATAGATACATCAAATGTACCACCACCTAAGTCAAAGACAACGACCTTCATGTCTTTATCTTTCTTATCCAATCCGTACGCCAACGCAGCTGCCGTTGGTTCGTTAATTATACGTAAGACCTTTAATCCTGCGATTTCACCAGCTTCTTTAGTTGCTTGACGTTGTGAATCGTTAAAATAAGCTGGTACCGTAATAACCGCCTCAGTAACAGACTCACCTAAAAACGATTCGGCGCTTTTACGAATGTTTTGTAAGACCATTGCTGAAATCTCTTGAGGTACGTAGTCTCTACCATTTGCGGTTATAACAACAGAGTCGTTATTTCCCTTTTTAATTTTATATGCGACGTTTTTATGGTCGTCATTTAACTCACTATATCTCTGACCGATAAATCTTTTAGCCGAGTATATGGTGTTTAAAGGATTTGTAACGGAAACTCTTTTTGCGGTGTTTCCTACTTTAATATCGCCATCCTTAAACGATACAATTGAAGGGGTAGTCCTACCTCCCTCATTATTTACAATAACTTTAGGTTCTCCACCCTCCATAAAAGAGATACATGAGTTTGTTGTTCCTAAGTCAATACCAATTACTTTTCCCATATGTTTTTTAATTTGTTTATATTAGACGTTTGTAGTCATACCAAAAGTAAATAATCTTTTTAAAAGATTCAACAAACGTTTTGATTTATTTAATATGTTATGTTTTGGTTGATTAAACTATAATACATATCTTTGTGGTTCCTTAGGTCAAAAAAAATACCGAATAGGGATTAACTGACAAAGTGTCAGTTGTAATCTAATAATACTGACAAATAGTAATTCTATTGTTTTTTAGATAAAATGTAGTATATTTGTAGAGTCAAAAACAAAAAAAAAGTTTTTATATATGGATACAGAATTCGAAGAACAAGGAGGAGGTAGAAGACTTCCAATGAAGAAAAGTAAAAACGATTCGAGAACACCCGTGTTGGATAATTTCTCTCGTGATTTAATTAAATTAGCAGAGCAAGGAAAACTTGACCCTGTAATTGGTAGAGAGAAAGAGATTAATAGAATCGCACAGATTTTATCTCGTCGTAAAAAGAATAACCCGATTGTTATTGGTGAACCTGGTTCAGGTAAAACCGCAATCGTGGAAGGGTTAGCAATAAAAATACACCAAGGAGACTGTCCTAAAAACTTAGCGGATAAACGTATAGTTTCATTAGACTTAACTTCTGTTGTTGCGGGTACTAAATACCGTGGACAGTTTGAGGAGAGACTTAAGGCTATTTTAGAAGAGTTGGTTGATAATGATAATGTAGTGGTCTTTATTGATGAGATACATACCATCATTGGAACTGGTAACTCTTCAGGTTCATTAGATGCTTCGAACATCATTAAACCCGCACTGTCTCGTGGTGAAATACAATGTATTGGTGCCACTACGTTAGACGAGTATCGTGAGAATATTGAAAAAGACGGAGCATTAGAAAGACGTTTCCAAAAAGTATTGGTTGACCCTGCGACAACTGAGGAAACAATGATTATCCTTTCTAATATCAAATCTAAATACGAGAATCATCATAAGGTTAAGTATAGCGAAGAATCATTAGAGGCTTGTGTTACCTTATCGGACAGATACATTACTGACCGTGAATTACCTGACAAGGCTATCGATATCTTAGATGAGGTAGGTGCAAAGGCGCAAATCGATGTTAAATTACCTGAATTTATCGAAGACCTTAAATTACAAGTTGCTGAGATTAAGAGAAAGAAATTGGATGTGGTTAAGACACAAAACTATGAAATAGCTGCTGAACTAAGAGACCAAGAAAAGAAGTTAATTAATAAGTTAACAACTGAGAAAGAGGAGTGGGAACAAAAACAAAACGAAAACAGAACTTTAATTACTGAAGACGATGTTTATAAAATTGTTTCAGATATGACTAATATTCCTGTAACTCGTTTAGACAGTGACGAAGCTAAGTCATTACTTAATTTAGAAAAAACCTTAAAGGCTAACGTAATCGGACAAGATGACGCAGTTACTAAGATTTCTAAAGCAATTCGTAGAAATCGTGTAGGTATTAAGGAACCAAACAGACCAATCGGTTCTTTCATATTCTTAGGTTCGACAGGTGTAGGTAAAACACACTTAGCTAAAACATTAGCACGTGAAATCTTTGGTGATGAATCGGCAATGATTCGTGTGGACATGTCAGAGTTAATGGAAAAACACTCAGTATCAAGATTAGTAGGGTCTCCTCCAGGATACGTAGGACACGACGAAGGTGGTCAATTAACCGAACAAGTTAAAAACAAACCTTACTCTGTAATACTTTTCGATGAGATTGAGAAAGCACATAGAGATGTCTTTAATATCTTACTTCAAGTATTAGATGAGGGTCACTTAACAGATGGTTTAGGTCGTAAGATTAACTTTAAAAATACTTTAATTATTATGACTTCTAATGTTGGAGCAAGAAAACTACAAGACTTCGGAACGGGGTTAGGATTTAGTACAGACTCTACAGTTTCACAACACGAAGAACTCACTAAAGGTGTAATTCAAAAAGCACTAAAGGCAGAATTCTCACCTGAATTCCTAAACCGTTTAGATGATATTGTCGTATTCAAAGCTTTAGAGAAAGAAAACATTGGTAAAATCGTAAAGATTGAAATGAATAAACTCTCAAAGAGAATTGTAGAAAGAGGTTACAACATTAGTTTTGGACCATCAATCATCGACTTTATCGCAGACAAAGGGTTTGACGCCAAATACGGAGCAAGACCAATACGTAGAGCGATTCAGGAATACATAGAAGACTTTATCGCTGAGGAAGTATTAGGTAAAGGTATTGTTGAGGGGAAGAGTTACTCCCTTAAAATAAATAAGGATTCTGAAAAAATTTCAGTAACAGAAAAAAAATCATAATCTTTTTGGTTACTTAAATAATAAAGAGTATATTTGTACTCAAATTAATAAACGATGAACGAACAAAGGTTAAATAGGTTTAAAAAACTACTTTCAGTACCAAGTAAGTCAAGAAATGAGTCTCAGATGGTTAACTTCATCTGTACTCAACTTGACAATATGATTGACAGTGGGGTTAATCTCGATTACTACTTAGACGAACTTAGTAACATTTATGTGACTAAAGGAGAGTCTGAATCGTACCCGTGTTTTATCTCACACACTGACACGGTACACGAAATAGACTCCATCAACGTAGTTGAAGGGATTAAAACTAAACCTAACACTTTCGGTAAGTCATTTGGTAACGAAGAATTCGATGTTCTTTACGCAGTTAACGACCAAGGAAATCCTACGGGTATTGGTGGTGACGACAAATCAGGGATTTTTATTTGTTTAGAAATCCTTCGTAACGTCCAAGAGTGTAAATTAGCTTTCTTTGTTTCTGAAGAAATTGGTTGTATAGGGTCATCAAACGCAGATGTCGAGTTTTTTAACGATGTAACATTTGTTTGTGAGTATGACGCACCTGGAGACCACTTAATTACCGAGATTTGTTCGGGAGTTCGTTTGTATGAAGTAAACGGTGAATTTATCAACACAATGAAACCAATCATCGAAAATTCCTTTGGTAACCCGATGATTGAACAATCACACCCTTTTACCGACGTGATGCAACTTAAAAACAAGTTACCTGTGTCGTGTATCAATATCTCATGTGGATATTATAACATGCACAGTGTGAATGAATTTATTGCACTGGTAGACGTAGAAAAAGCGATTGACTGTGGTATTAGTATGACTATGTATGGTTTACAGGATAAATACTACTATGAAAATGACACACCTAAATATTTTAACGATTCTAAAGAGGATGTTTACGAATCTGAAAACTCTAAATGGTTAAGTGAAGGTGTTGTAATATTTGATGAGGATTCATCGGGAATTACGATTGAGGAATACGAAACAGGAAACTGTGTCTACCTAACAGAGAAAGAATGTAAGAAATTATATGAAACTCTAAAGTCGAAATTCACACCCTCGTCACAGTACCGTTTATTTTAAACACAAAAAAAGAAACACCCAATAGGGTGTTTTTTTTATTTAAGGAATAATTTAGATTCCCTTTGTCTTCTTGAGATTAACCCCTTACTAAATTTACCATTAATCATTGTACTGTCTTTCGGCAAGATATTAGCAGCGGATTTATATTTTTTTTGTTTAACTAATTTAATGAAATTAGATTTTCTTAAACCTTGGCAACCCGCGTTAAATACCAACGATACTAATACGTCAAACATATTTTGAGTAATCATATGGTTATTTTTTGTAGTATCATCTGACTTCCACTCGTTTAGAAAACGTCTAACACAATTTGCCGATTCAGTGGCATCGTTCTGTAAGTATTTTTGCGCTTGTTCTTTAGTTATTACATCACCAACTTTAGGGGTTGGTTCAGAAAGTGCTCCTGTGTGTCCCCATCCAATTGTGACTCTACCATCACCTAATTTATATGCTTTCAATACGGGTTCTCCTTTTTGTTTTACACTACCCTCATCGGTTTTTATTGTGTTCCAAAAATTTTGAGATGCCTTTAGTTTAGTGCCGTCTACGTAATTTTCATTAGTGACTACTTTTGTTTCTTTTTTCGTTGGGGGTGTTTTAGGTATTCTATTGGTAATTAGTTTTATTGATGGGTAAACAACACCTTGACGATTAGTCGAATAATCCTCTATTTTTACTATTTCTTTTTTACCTTTGGTGGTAAAGACTAACGTTTCACCTTTTAATCTAATGTTATTACCACGAATAACTATTTTGGCTGGAGAACCAATTAAATCGACATTACCCTCTCCATAATATTTAACTAAATCACTCATCATAGCATAGTATAACGACATTGTTTCTTCGTCTTGTTCAAACAAACTTCTCTTAATTATGTGAGGTGATTCTTTTAATTTTAAACTGGTTTGAGTTAATAAGGTTATTATATCGTCAGATTCGACTTGTCTTATATATGACCTTCCGTAATCCACATCATTATTTGTATTGACAATACTAATTCTATGGTATCCTGTATCTATAGAATACCCCAAATATATAAACTCTTCACCGTTAGCAGTTTTGTATTTATGATTATCATACGTTGAACGTTGAAGGTCCCATGTTGAAAGATATCTATAATTATCATAAGCTGCAGCGGGGGATTTAAGAATATCGAGACCATATTTAAGTAATTTTACACGGTCTTCCTTAAACTCATCAACCTCAAGTTCATACTCATCATTAATTTTATCGATTAACGATGCCACCCAATCCTTTTTAAATTCTGTAAATGCTGGACCTCTTTCTGAGTCATCAAAATATTCGTATTTGGCGTCTGACATATTAAATAAATCGGATTGCGAACCAACACCACGCCTCAAGTGTTTAGACTTTTCGATTGTGTCTTGAATATTATAACCCCTATGTGATGGTCTAATTAAATATTTAAAAAGTCCTGATACTTGTATTTCGTATTCTCGTAATTCATCTCTTTCTATTAACCCGATAGTTTTAAACCCGTATTCCAGCCAATCATTATGTACTTTTTCCATTTCCTTTGAAAATCCTTCAGCATAACAACGTGTGCTGAATTCTTGGTATTCTTCCGCTAGTCTCCTCTCATCTTTATTAAACATCGATTTTAAAGTATCCGCGATATACTCGTCAAGTTCAAAATCATCGGCGCGTCCTTCAATTTTTTCTCTCTTTGCTATTAATCCTTTTTCAATAAGAACGTTATATAATTTTTTTAAGTCATCATTATCAATATCTCGTATATGATAACTTTCAGAGTCAACATCGTCCCAAGCCCCATCTGAATAATATTCATAATCAGGTTGTCGGTATCTAACATTCCATAACTCATAATTGTCGGTCTGACCATCGGCAAAAAATTGTGAAAAATCGTCATCATCTTCAAACTCAACGGAAAAATAACCTTTACGTCCGTCAACAACAAGGTCAATGGACCTTAGTTCTACTTCATTGTCGATATGTTTTTCTAACATATCATCTTCGTATAACCCACTTAAAACAATATAACATAAGTTATACAAATCAGGGGTTTCATTAAAGGCGTCGATTAATCTTTGTTGTGATGGGGAGTAGGTCTTTTCTTCGGTATCTTCTTTTAATCTTTTAGATTTACCGGTTCTACTGTATTGTTTAACTTCATATTTGTTTTCTTCAACCCACTTCATAACTTCATGGATAGAATCGCCTATTCTAAAAGGGATATTTAACCCATTGTTTTTTAAGGGTTCTGATGAGACATACTTACCACCTTTCGTATAGTATATCATAGACGATTTTGATAACATTGCGAAACCACCCTTCTTATGAATAACCATTCGGTTACACAACGGTTTAATCGACTCTATCGATAGGTCTTCATTAATTTTTTCAGGTCTATTCATCATAAATCCAATACTATTTTCTTGGTAGTGTTTATTATAAATATCAATAATTTTGATACCGTCTGAATCTCTATCTGCTTTATCAAACTCATTTTTTAAATATTTAATACCATTTAGGTGTTCATTGTTTAGTTCGTCATAAACTATTAAGTCTTTTAGTTCATAACCATTACCCCTATATAGTCCATATTTTTGTGAAGACATTTGATTGTGAATGGTTGGGTTTTTAATGATTAGATATGCTAACACACCCATTGTGATGTGTTCGTCAAAATCACTATCGTCGTCTCTTTTTGTTGTACACCATTTTGTGTTTGCACCATACTTACACGATGCCGTGTGTGTTAATGGTACAACCAATAAATAATTTTCGTCGTCGTAAATCTTTTTATATTCAGACTTATCAACTTTAAACCCCTCGTTAATTTTAGACATAATCTATATTATTAATATAAATATATCCTTAAAGGGATATTTATCAATACAGTAGAGTAGAATCTATATGTATTAAATTTATTTAAAGCCTCAGGTCTACAGTTGTACAGACTTGAGGTTTTTTTTATGATAACACTTTACTAATATTTTTTTACACTTACTAGTTCTAGCATCCCAGCACTTTTAACAAATAATATTTAAAAATCAAATAAATTATACTATTTATATCATATATAAAGTGCGCATATGGTAAATTTTGATTTATTGAACGAAGAAATAAGTCCCTTCGATGAAAGAGACATACAAGTTGAAGGATTACTCAATCCTGATTTACAACTACCTAAAAAAATTGACTACCGAAAAGAACTTCCAGGGGCATGGAATCAAGGTATTGATGGTCCGTGTTCCGCATATGCTGCGGCAGCAATGAAACAATGGCAAGAACTTAAAGACTACGGACTAAAAAAAACCCTTTCTAAACATTTCATTTATAATCTTAGGTCTAATAAACCACAAAGAGGAATGTACGCACGAAATACGATGCAAATACTACAAAAATATGGGTTACCGTATGATAAGTCATTCAGAAAAAAATGGAAAGACATTGAAGACATACCTTCTGAGGTATTTAAAGAAGCTTTAAACCACACGATTGTTGGATATGCGAAAGTTAATACGATAGATGGGTTGAAGAAGTCGTTATATAAAAACGGTCCGTGTTATGCGACATTCCCTGTTTATTCTAACGAACCTGAATTTTGGGTACCCTCGTTTGGAAATAATAGAATTAAAGGTGGACATGCCGTTTGTATTGTTGGTTATGATAAACACGGTTTTATTATAAGAAATTCGTGGGGATGGGATTGGGCCGATAACGGACATTCCACATACTATTACGAGCAATGGGGTTCACATATGGAAATTTGGACAACAATCGATGACACCACTTCTGAGTTAGTCATTCCTTACAAAAGAAAGAGAAAAACAATCAAAGAATTTTTTAAGAACATTTTTGGTAAAAAATAGAAGAAAGTACGGTCTTTTATTATTATCTTTGTATATATATGTTCACGCCTCTTTAGCTCAGTTGGTAGAGCAGCTGATTTGTAATCAGCAGGTCGTCAGTTCAAGTCTGGCAAGAGGCTCAATAAAAAGATAATAATGACAATGGAATCAAATCAACAATCGAACGGTAACACACAATTAAATAGTGTCCGAGAAACATTCAACAGTAAAGTATCAAGACTAAGAATGTTAGGGAGCACGAAAAAAGTGGCTTGGGACAATCGCAGACGAAACAGAGCAATTTAATATGGTTACTAAAATTCCATTAACTTCAGAAAATAGAATGTTACGAATTGGGTTTGGTAAGAATAAGGGTAATTGGTTTATACGAGTAGACCTTTGGTATGTCGGGTATCGAATATCTTAATAGGAGAAGTGGCAGAGTGGTCGAATGCACTGGTCTTGAAAACCAGCGTACTGCAAGGTACCGGGGGTTCGAATCCCTCCTTCTCCGCATAGATTAAAGAGGGTAACCTCTTTTTTTTATGCAATATTTTTTATATTATTATAAAAACATCTCATTATGGCAGTGACATTTAACAAAGGAAACCAAGAAGGACAACCAAACCCAAACAATATTATTAAAAAATTAGTGGAGGTTATTCAGAAATTGGAACAAGAAATAATTGACAATAAAAGAACAATTAACTCTAAAGTTAATGGTAATACTTTTTCGTTAACCGAAAAACTTAGAAGTTTCGACGATGTTGTTGAAAGTATTAACGTTAGAGTATCAACAATTGGAGAAAGAACCCCTGAAGAATTAACCACAGAACCTGTTAAGAGTTTAATTGTGGATGGATATAATTCTATTCAAATAAAATGTTCCGCAGAGATTTTAAATAAATCGACCGAACTAACATCTGTAGACCACTCGTTATCGACTAGAATTAATGAGGAAAAGGTTTTAAGAGAGAAAGACGTATTATCATTAGCGACTAACTTAGTCAGCTTTGATGAAAGAAATAATATTGTTGTTTCCGAGTTAAAAAGTAGATTTGATGGTATAAACCCAACAAACCCTTCTTCAGACTCTTTAATGGGGTTATCACAAAAAATAGAAAATCTAACAACAGAAGTCACTAACTTACGTAATAATATTAATGTTGTTAGTGCCAAATTAGATAAGGAAGTGTTTACAGAAATGAATAGTCGAATCAACTCTATTAAATCTATTGAGACAAGATTGTTAATGTTAGGTGGTTAATTCTTTTTTTTTATTGCGATTAAAATCATCCCATAAACGTAACCTATCATTTGTGATAATATCAAAATTTTAAAAATACTATTAACACCATAAAGTGTTTTCATAGTTAAATTACTGTGTTCTACTAAGAGAACCATAACTACTGAATTGATTTTACTTAAAAAAATAAGACCTAAAAACCCTCCACAAATAAAAGAGGTATATGGGTATTTTTTTTTATTCATGGATTTTTCTTTTATATAAATATTAAATTTACTATCTTTGTCTCCTAATTATAAAATATAAATAACTATGAAGGATTATAGTAAAACTTTTCTTAAACTTTCGATAATATACTTATCGATAATGTTTTTTTTATTGTCTTGTGAGCAAGAACCATATTTACGATTTGATGAAATCGACTCGATAGAGACTGAATCAAATATAGAGGAATATATTGAACATTATTTCGATATTGCCAGTGATTCATATACACAACCAGACGGTGAAGATTATTTTCTAAAACCTCATAGATGGAAGTATGGTGGGTTTAACGGTACTGAAAAAATTGATGTTTTTTTTGATGAGTCATTTGACAATATTAATGCTAAAAATAACTTAATCAGTTTCTTTTCAGTCCTCGATAATATTATCGAAGATGAACTCATCAAATTTAATGTAGTTGATAATATTAACGATGCCGATATAGTAATTGTATTTGGACATAATAACTTTCAGTCGATATTTGGTGGGGATGTTAACGATAATTGGTTAGGACAAGCGGTTACGGTAAATGAGCAAGAATATAAGCAAGAATATAATAATGATAACATAGTTAACCCTGACATATGTTCTATCGTTGAAGGTAGATTTTGGGTTGATACTTATGACGAGTTATTAATTAAACATGAATTTCTACACGTGTTAGGTTTTATACATACAAATAAAAATAATTCAATAATGAATCATTATACAAGTCTGATGTCTAATTTAAAGGATGTTGATGAAAAAGCGATTTACTTAAAGTATAATAATGATTTAGTTCAGGAGGTTATTGCCGTTCCTGGAGCAACTGGCTTTCCTAATTGGCTTTTCACTAATGAAGAATATGAAATTCATTTGGATAATGTTAGGTTAACTCTTGAAAATAGATTTAACTTATAGTATTATTAATATACAATAGACTTGTTTAAAACTAGTCGACCCAAAGGTCTCAAACCTTATAAAAAAGTTGATGGTGGAGCACAATAAAATAAAAACCCTTTCTACTGAGAGGGTTTTTTTAAAACTTATTACTTATGAAAACAGTTAAAAACAATGAAGGTACGGTTAAAAGAGTTGATGACTCAACCGCAAATATGTTAGTTAATAGTGGTTCTTGGTTTTTTTGTCCAAAATCTGAATATAGAAAAACTAAAAAGGTTAAGAAGTCAAAGGACTCTTCCGAAACGGTTAATATAGAAAACAGGGGGTTATCCGATAAGAAACTAAGAAAAGAGAGAAAACTTGCAAAGTCAAAGAGAAATAAAAATTAATATCGAAGGGTTTGATATTGAATTGACTGAAGGTGTTTATACTATCTCTAAAAATGGGATAGTATTAAAAGGGGATTTATATGAGTTACCCACCCCTCAGAAAACATGGTTAATTAACGCACATTCTTGCTCACAATCTTTAGTAAGAAGTTTAAATTTTGATAATAGTCTTGGGATTTAAAATTACTATTTTACATATATCGACACATATTCCTAACATATTCTTAGAAAGAAGAATGAGGGAGTTTACTCAATTTTATTTAAATCGTTTATCACAAAACAAACGGTACGTTTTAAATATTATAGATTGTAAAACCATCGATGATGGTCTAAGTCAACTCACCGATACTGATTATGTGTTTATTATTTCATCAGGTAATCGTATATATCACTCTAACCTATTTTTAGATAAGGTTTTACAACCTTTTATGGATGACCCATCTTTAGGGTTAATGGGTCATATATTAGACCGTAAAGACCAATGGTTTGAATTACACCCTCAGTTTGTTGTTTTTGATTATAAGAAATGGGTCGATATTGGTCGCCCAACATATGGTAATAAAGAGGACAGTTCAGAGTCTATTGTTAGTATTGTTAGGTCAGAAAGTAACATACATGATGATTACACACCGCACTGGGTAAAATTAGAGAAACCAATCCAATATAATGAATACGATATTTTAGATAGGGGATGGGATTTTATGAATAGTTTTTTACTAAACGATTATAATATTAGTCCTTTTAATGATGATATACGTGGGTTAAAAGCGTATTGTTATCCTGAATATAATTCAGATAAGTTTTTTGAACTAATCGATAACAAGCGATATAGTGATGAGATTGATTATACTAAAAGAATTTTATTACATTCATTATTAAACTCACCCGACAAGACATGGTTATTTAACACAGAGGAGATGTGTATTATGAAAGAAAAAACTGACATAACATACGATGTGGTTGCTTTACCGTGTGCTGGTTTTAAATTTTTAGATTTATTACATAGCGATTTAATACATGAGAAAAGTAAAATCGTATTTTTTGACTTTAGTGAAAGTAGTGTTGAATGGATTAATTACGTTATTAACTCTGAAGAGTTAACCATAACAGACTTAGTATTAAACAAACCCGAAGAGGTCAAATTAATAGGTAAGACAATCGAAAAACTAAGTGTCGATGGGATTCCTTCAAATGATTTGATACGTCTCTCAGAAGAAGTTTATTCGTTTTATGGGGGTATTAATAATTTTATGAGGTTACTGAAAAAGTTTAGAACGTTAAACATAGAAATCATTAATACAGATATCATTAATGACCCACTAAATTGTTTACATCGGTTAAACGGTGATAATAATTTAATTAATATATCTAATATCTTTTCAACAGACTACTTTAATTTGTTTTACTCTGAAAAAGAACGAACAGATAAGTTTGAAAGATTTATTAAAACTTTAAATCGTAGTACAACTGTTGTTGGTCGAGGTGTAGATACTTATTATAGTGAAAAATCATACAATAATGGATAATATTAGTGTTATTGAAGTCATGGGTCTATATGACGAAATGATTAAAATACAAGACGAGGATATCGATTTTGCCAAATCCAAAAAAAGTATCCCTGAATTTGATAATGATTTGGTTCTATATTACTATATTTGTGACTCATTATTAAAGGACCTTACAATATTAGAAGAATACGAGTTATGTTCTAAGATTAAAACACTTAAAGAAAAAATAGAATATTCACTTGACGAAGATTAGATTTTAAGAAATTTTTGACTTATCTTTACAGTGTAACAAAAACAAACGTTATTTACTTAATGGAAAATTAGTACTGATGCCGTTGTGGTGGAATTGGTAGACACGTTGGACTTAAAATCCAATGGACAGTAATGTCCGTGGCGGTTCGAGCCCGCCCAGCGGTACTAAAGAGAGGTAGTGAAGCTACAATGATATAGAAAAAGGTAAGGGTTAACCTCTATATCGTAGTAACCCCGAAAGACCCGAAACTTCTCTTTTTATGGACTCGTAGCTCAGCTGGATAGAGCATCTCCCTTCTAAGGAGACGGTCATAGGTTCGAATCCTATCGGGTTCACAAATTCTTAAAAAGAAACAAATGGGGAAAAACAAACCAAACATCTTCAAGGGAAGAACAAAAGAATGGGATATGGAGAAAGGTAAATTCAGACAGTATCGAAGTAATCAGGGTAGAAGTCCTGAACGAATGGAATCGTCATATAAAATTATGGGGATAGCTATTGTGGGGTTAGTGCTGATTTTCTTATTTCTACTTATATCTCAATAACCAATATGTAGAGTTAGTCAAATGGTACGACGCTCCAACCTTAAGACCGAAATCATCATACTAGTTACACGATGCGATTAAGTTGGTTAGGCAGAAGTAGGGGTTCGACCCCCCTACTCTACAGACTTCATAATATTAGGACTTTTAGCTCAGTTGGTTAGAGCACCGCACTCATAATGCGTAGGTCGAAGGTTCGAGTCCTTCAAGGTCCACAAGTGAGTTCTTTGACATAACAATTAAATAAAACAGAAATTATGGAAATAACATCATTTATTTTAGGTGTATGTACAGTCATTGTATTAGTAATGGTTGTGGGTACGTTTGTGAACTACATGACAACAAAGTCCTTAAAAGAGGAAATAAACCGACTGAATCGAGAAAACGAAATTCAGTATAACGAATCTGAAAAGATTAAAAAAGAACTAATTGATTATGTGGACAGTCTACATAATGTTAGTGAAAATAACATGAACGAAGTCTACCGTCATATTGACAGTAGAGTCGATAAAACTGTGAATAATGTGAGCGAACACGTTGCAGAAATTTACAGACAATTAGATAGTAACAAAAAATCCGTAGTTAACGGATAATAAATAAAACGTTAAAGAACTCACTTTTTTTAATAAAAACCTCGGTCAATAGTTGTTAATACTTATTATTATTACTAATTTTACATTATGAAAGAACTACACGAATTACATATTGCAATGTTAAATACTTATGATATATTAGCTGAAAACATGACTGTTGAAGATGTTATGGTGAGTACTGAAAGTTTTATGTTGTTTGACCCTACTGAGGGTATAAACTCAGACACCTGTGATACCCTTTTAGAACATTTTGAAGACTTAGAGGAGTATGAGAAGTGTAAGACAATATTAGAGTATAAAAAGACGCTATAATGGATACTGTATATCATGACAAAAGGGGTTATGAAAATATTATAGTAACCTTTTCAAGTGGAGTTAATAGGGTTTTAGGTGAAACCCCTAAAGAATTCAGTAAAATAATTACAAAATATAATTGTGATATTTTATACATTTATGACGACCTTCTTTCTTGGTATGTAAACGGAGTTAAAGGATATGAGTCGGTTAAATTACTTTCAGAGCACATTACAACTATAATTAGTGGATATAAAAATTCAGGATTTTTAGGGTCTAGTATGGGTGGTTACGCGGCCATATTATACTCGATATTTTGTAACCCAAATAAATGTTTGTCCTTCTGTCCTCAAACATTATTACAACATAAAAAAAGAGACCTATTCAACGACTTTAGATTTCCAATTTTAGAAAAAAATGGAATAATGAGTAACTACTATTTAGACTTAAAACCTTTTTTATTTAAAAATGATTTTAACACGATAATATCTATCATCTATAGCGGAGACAATAAATTTGACCTTAAACATGCGGAATGGGTGTCATCGTCTGACAATATCACTCTTTATCCTCAAGACAGTGATTTACATAATATTTGTGGAGTATTAAAACATAGAGGACAACTTTATAGTACTATCGAAAATACTTTTAATTTTTTATCTATAAACTAAATAAAAGGCTTATCTTTGTAGTGAACAGAAAAACAGATAAAGGTTATGTCAACAGAACTAAAAACACTTAAAGGACAGTTTCATAGTCAAAAGACTAATGAGATGGAGAACACTGAAATGTCATTAACACGATTCAGTGGTGGTAAAGAAGGGATGAAACTTCAATTAACAATGAGAGAGCAAGGAGACTTCTTTACTCATATCACCCTTAATACCGATGAGATAAAAAAACTAATTAAGGAACTACAAGATAATTTTAATTTAAAAGAAGAAACTGATGTCTGATTATTATGATAATAGTGACGATACGTTTGACAATAGTTTATTAGATGACTATATTACAACAACGTTAGATGAGATACAGAGTCAATACGTAATACCTAATGGTACTAAAGATATTGAAGTTGTTGATGAAATTGAAGTTATTGGTGATACCAAAATACTTTATACTAAATCAGGTAAGTCATTTGCCGAACATCAAGTGGAGAATATCGGAGTAGTGTATGAATACGTTACTAAAGATAGTGAGTAAAATAGGAGAAGTGGCAGAGTGGTCGAATGCACTGGTCTTGAAAACCAGCGTACTGCAAGGTACCGGGGGTTCGAATCCCTCCTTCTCCGCAACGGTCTGGTAGTTCAGTTGGTTAGAATACATGCCTGTCACGCATGGGGTCGCGAGTTCGAATCTCGTCCAGACCGCTAAAAGAAGATGAAGATGAAGGGGAGAATATTGTTATTGACATTATTTTTAAGTAGTATGGTATGGTCACAGAATTGTTCACCATATTATAAAGTTAAAAATTGGGACGTGAATCAGGATGTATTTGCAACTGTTTCATTAATTAGTTGTTTTCACGCATACGGTGTCGCAACATCAATAGATTGGTATGACTACTCTGTAGGATTACATATGATGAGTAAAGGACATAACGGTACAGTGTATGGTTTTGTTAGTTACCAATACAGACCAATCAGGAAGGTTAAATTATCTGCAGGTCCATTATATCGTATAAACAACGATAGTGGTTTATTGTTAGGGCAGTATGGTGGTGATGTTTATATCTACAAACGAGTTTGGTTAACAGGTAGAGTTTTACAAATAAGGAGAGGTTTAAATTATCTTAATGTAGGACTAAAAGTGGTGATATAGTAAGTATCATGGCCCGTTCGTCTATCGGCTAGGACGCCAGGTTTTCATCCTGGTAAGAGGGGTTCGATTCCCCTACGGGCTACTTAATGGAAGAGAGGAAATCGGGATTCAGAAATGAGTCCCTTTTTTTATCGTTATCTTTAAATTATTTTGTATATTTACCACGTTAAATAATATAAAATATGACACGAACAATAATTGATGGGGTTAGATACCTGAAAAGAAAAACAACAACAGAGCTTACTGCGGATGAGAAAAAGAAACTTCTAAATGGAGAAATCGTTATGTCTCATTACGCCACAGATTACTTTTTTTATAAAATAATTAAATAGAAATATGATAACAGAATTTGAAGTACTAAACACTTACAGTAAACTTAAAAACGGGCATTACGGAGAAATAGGTAGTTTCGCTCACCATAAGACGTGTAGTCTAATATGTGTTGGTTCACTATTAACTGATGAAATGGATGAATTTAGAAAAAACTTTAAAGATGAATTATGGGATTGGTTTTTACAATCTAAAGATTATTACTATAATTCATTACATAAGAACCTTTAAATAAATAAAAATGTGTCTTCGTCTTCGTGGGTGTAGTAATCTTCGAAACCGTCGATAGTTGTAATGATGATTTCATTACTATCAATAGTCCCCTTAAATACATTATTTGATTTATCGGGCATTGGTAAAAGGTTAATAAATGTTGGTTTTTATGTAGTAGAGACCTACATTTTATAAATAGTGAAAAAAAAACGAATCTCAGGTTAAATATGAAAATATTATCAATAAATTTTGGATTTAATGGAAGTTTTTCTCTTCTCGTTGATGGTAAGATTATAAAACACACTTCATTCCATAAAATTAATTATGGAAATGACCGAAACATCATAAAAGATACGAGTCTTTCTTCTTTTATGTGGGGTGCGGATGTTACATTAGATGAAATCGATTGGGTCGTACTTGTTGGGTATAAAGAATCTGACTTCAACTTCGATAGAGTTGCCTTTGTTCCCGAGAGCGAATACGAAATTAGTCCTCACTACACTCGAAAAGATTTTAGATTGGATTCAAAACAAGTTACCGACTTAGGGTCGTTAAATCCTCCATTCACTAAAAAACCATATGACTATATTAAGGGGCACTTTATATATAAAGACTTTGTTATTAAGTCGTATATCATTTCTCCTGATTTGTCTTACAATGCTTATGGATACCTAACGTCTAACTTCACAAATTCAATTAACATAACCGTTAGTAGTTTTGATGAGACACCTGTAGATGGGTCTGTTGTTTCAGTAAGTAAGGGTAATAACATTTCTATAGTGAATAGACCGATGATATCCGTAGGTAAACTCTATCCTAAAATAACCGAATTATTAGGTTTTGGTTTGGGGTATTTAAATAGGAGTACGTTGTGTGATATGTCCACCAGATATAATATACCTGAGAACTTAAAAGACATAATCGACGAGGGGGTTAACAACCCACTTAGTAAGATAAAAGACAATTACGAATTAAACTTTTTCTTTCAACACAGTACGTCTCAATACAAACAAGACGAAAAAAGACATAAACAAATACCTTTTTCTTCGTTTAATGTGGACGATATTAATAGTAAATACGCACTTAAAACTGCGGCTATCACACAAAGAGTTATTGAAAATACTGTGATAAAACTAATAACTGAAAGTGTTAATAATTATTCAGGTAACTTTACTCATAACATAACACTTAGTGGTAGTGTGTTTGAAAACCGAAGACTTAATACTAAAATATTACAGACCTTTCCAGAATTAAACATTCATATTTCACCATTTAATAGTGAAGAAGTAACATCATTAGGAGGGGCATTATACGTTAATATGATAGAAGGAACTCGAAGAATCTATAATAGAGACTTTATTTTATCAACTTCCCCGTATTATGGTTCGTACGAAAATTTAGGTGACGAAATTAACTATTCCGACTTGTCGTTAAAATTAAAAACTGACCTGATTGGGTATAAAACTAATAACCCTGAGTGTACAGAAAAGAGTTATGGCTATACCGGGATACTATTTGATGTTAACTCTAAGGGATTTATAAATACTAAATCATTAATGATTAAAAACCCTTTTGAGAAACCTGTTGTCCTAATAAGTGAAGAATTTTATGTTAAACATTTTAATAATGTTAAATACACATACAATAACAATACATTGTCAAAACCTAAAAAACCACATCTATTTAAGGAGTTTATTCATGATGATGGTTATGTTAATTTGTTTGTTGTTAATGAAACTGTTACACCATTCTTACACCGTATATTAAAAAATACTAATAATGAATATTTGGGTCATTATGACTTTACTAGTGTGAAAAATAAACATATTAATTATATTCAGACTTTATTTGAAATATCGGACGATTTAGATATTAAAACTTTAATTATTGATAATAAAATACACCACATAGAATGATAGGAGAAAACCCAACCACCAAAAATGAATTAAATGAAATTTTATCATCAAACACTTTTAGAACGAAAGAGTTTAATCAGGTGTATAGTTTTTCTAACTCATTTGATGAATCTGAAATCCAACACATTATTGATTACTGCTCAACACTACCAGCGGTAAACGCCGAAATTGGTAGTGATATGGAATCAGAAGATATAAATGAAGGGGTTAGAAGTTCTATTGTTAGGTGGGTTCCAATGAACGAAGAGACCAAATATATTTACGAACGACTAATCAATATGGCATTAGAAGCTAATAATGAGTTATGGGGGTTTGACGTAAATAGTATTATAGAGGAAATACAATATACCGAATATTATGGAACTAACGACGGTCATTACGATTGGCATTTAGACATTGGAGATGAAATCGACTATCGTAAAATATCAATTACAGTACAACTCTCTGATAAGGACGAATATGAAGGAGGTCACTTAGAAATGAAAACAGGTCCTATAGATTTAATCACACCCAAAGAAAAGGGATTATCAACAATATTTCCTTCTTTTATGTTACATCGGGTGAATAAAGTAAAAACAGGGCTTCGTCGTTCTTTAGTGTTATGGATTAGTGGTCCACCCCTTAGGTAATGGTTTTAAACATAATACTTTACATATCGTTTGTAACCTGTTTAGTTATCTTAGTAATTCGTATAGCAGAAAGATTCCCTAACGCCTTAGATGTTGATATTACAGACCCATTAAGTGTCTTAGACGAAGAAGAACCCGTTAGTGATATATGTGTTGTTTGCGCAAGAAAAAAGGGGTCTGAACCCCTTTTAACCTGTAGTGATGAAAAATGTATTAACAATAGTGATACACACTAAATTCCATTTCTCGATATTCTATATTAAACTTACCTTGTTTTTTTCCTTCTTCAACAACTAATTTAAACTCCTCTCTATTAATTGTATTGTATTTCTTTTCACCTACTTTAAAACTTGATATCCCCAATCTTTCCGACTCATCATTCAAAGACAACCATTTTTGGTATTCTTCGTTTTGTCTATTAACGGTTTGTTCTTGTTTATGTAAATGTATTAAATCCTTTAGTTCCGATTTTGTTAACTCTCTAACTATGTGTTTTGAAAAACTATATGAGTTTCCATCATACAAAAAGTTAGAGGGTTTAGGTGTTTGGTTTTGTAAATCGTATAGTTCTTTACCATCAATGTGAACAGGTATTACCTCTTCACATTTATTGCTTAATTCTGGTGTAACAATACAATATCTAACCACTAAACTAGAACTATTTCTCCGTTAACTAATTGATGTGTCTCTGGTGAAAAATTCTCAGGCAATGAGCTAACCTCTATTATTGTGTGTGTTGTGTTATTAAACTCATCGAAAGTAACTACAGTGTCTTCGTGTTGACATACTAATACTCCATCACTTAATTGTGAGTTTTCTGATAACCATGCTAATTCGATTTCACTTGAACCTATTTTTGTTACAATTGTATACATTTATATTATTTTTTAAAATTATTATTCTTCAGTTGAATCTTCTTCTGACGATTCTTCTAATGCTTCTTCAGTTTCATCCATGATTTTGTTAACCATAGCAGAACCTGCACCTGCCGCTGCTGCTCTACCTAAAGACATTAAAGCCGGATTTTCATTCAATTCCTCTTCAGTCATCCACCCTTCTTTAAGTGAAGTTTCTTTACATTTTTCACCGTATGATTCTACCATTTCGTTTAATGATTCACACATCTTACCGTATGATTCCATACACGTACCTTCGTTTGCACATGCTATTTCGTACATCATAGAACCACATTTTTCCATTAGTTCGTTTAATACGTTTAACTTTTCTTCAGATTCGTTTATCGTAAACTCAAATCTTGAAAAGTCTAATTTTTTAGTTGCTGATTCGTGAAGACCTTGTATTCTTTCAATCTCTTCTTGAATTAAGTTAAAATTTTTCATATCTGTTTTTGTTTATATATAAATACCATTAAGTTATGGTTTCTCCTTAATTTGTGTTTGCCACTCTTTAAAGTTGGTTCTTTTATTTTTAGGTACCCATTTCCAATGTTCGGACAAAGAAGAGTGTTCAATTTCGATATAATTAGGAATCAACTCTTTTTGATATTTCTCCCATAGTGTGTAAGTAACTTCTTCTAACCCATCGTCTTCAATACTTAGACTTAAATGAGACCCTTCGTTATTTATAAATTCTTCATATATAGGATATTCATACACATTAATTGACTGTATTATATTATTACGTTCTCGGTAATTCTTAATTTCCTCAATATCTTTATACATAAAGATTACTAATACATCTTTTAACTCATCAATCGACTTGTGAAGTAGACCTGAACATGAAGGACAAAACGCAACGTAATTGTCTGAAGAATTAAGTTTGTCTTTAAATGTTTCGTCATTATAAATAATTTCTTCCCATCTCTCATGGATTAAGTTATCATAATCAGAGTCTATTATATATGCGGTGATTTTATTACCAGCACCGTGAGGTCCTGTCACAATAACTTTACTGTATTTGTCTATTATCTCTTTATGGTCAAAATAATTTTTACTCATTTTCTATAAATTATAAGCAAATATAAGATATATATAAGAATATGTAAACGATTATGTACTATGAAGATTATGTGGTGATGACAAATACTGGTATGACAAATAAGTCTACCTTATTAGACACGTTAAAGAGTTACGAACTGTATAAACAGATGACGTATAGAGAATGGGAATCCACTATAACTTTCTCAACAGTGGATGGGTTTGATAATAATATGGAGGCTCTAATTTATTATGGTGGTATAACCTTAGAGAGATTAGAATATTATGAAAAGTACGAAGAATGTAAAAAATTAAATAACATTTTGAAACTTTACGAACCGATAATCAGAAAATAACCCAAAAATGTTTTGGTAATACAAACTTAATTCTTATCTTTGTTGAACATTAAAAGATAACAATTATGACCGTACACGAAAAATCTCAAGAGCAAAACCAATCTTCACTTAAAAAAGGAAAAATCATTTCCTCATTAACTAAGGGTAAGACCCGTGTTTATGAAGTTGAACTTCAAGGACGTGATTATTGGAGAACGTATACTGTTGAGTTTTTAATAGAAAATGTTTATTTTTTTAACAGTAGATTAGTATCTTTGGATTTAAAAATGACTAAAATCGCAAGTGGTAGTATGGATTTGACACGTTTCGAAACGGCTAAAGAGGATGTTGAAGTGTTCAAATCTCACAAAACCAAAGGAGAGTTAAGTCGATTAGTGGTTGATTTTTCAAGTAAAGCAAAGTCACAACTTCTAAAAGATAGTGTATTCAAAGCGGCGTGTTACGGAGTAAAACATCTACATATAAATAAAGTGGTAATATAATAATTATGAAAAGTAGTTTTAATCAATTCATACAAAAAACCTACGATGGTAGAGTAATAGACCCATCATATGTTCGATTCAGAGGTATGAAATCAATAGTAATAAATGTGGCATCAGAATGTGGGTACACGGATACTAACTATAAAGATATTTTTGAATTCGCAACCAAAATGAAAGACAAGGTATCGATATACCTATACCCTTCGAATGACTTTGGAGGTCAAGAACCTAAAAGTGAAGAAGAAATCGCTAAGTTCTGTGATAAGTATGGAGTCTTAGATTTATATCCTACGGTTAAACTAATGAATAAAATATCGGTTAAAGATAGTGAGTTATTTCAATACTTACAATATGACAACAACTTAACACAAGAAGGGGTTAATTGTGAAGTAACATGGAATTTTCAAAAGTTTTTAATTAATACTGACGGTAGTTTGTGGGGATATTTATACCCTGAAGAATCATTAACAAACCAAAAAAACATTGAGGAATGGTGTAATAATATGGAAATAATTAAAGATTATTAATATGTTGATAGAACCTAAAGAAAAGAATATTGAGAAAATGCCAAATCAAAAATGGCATCAAATCATATCGTTTATTAAATCAGGAATTCGTATATTTGGGTATTGTTTAATCCCGTTCGATTTAATTTCTGCGACTATAGTGTTAGTCATTTCAGAAATTATTGGAATAGTAGAAGAATTAGTGTAATGGAAAATATGTTTTTTGAATCCTTAAAAAAAGAATACTTTGTTTTAGTCGAATCTCGTGAAGAGGCACTATTTTTAGGTGACCACGATAAAATTAAAACAGTTGAAAGAATTATGGGTCATATATGGTCTTTGTTAAAAGAAGATTATTATAAAGACCCGGAGATAGTTTAATTAATGGGGGTGACTTGGAATTGATTGGCAGGGTCAGTTATACGGGGCACGTAGTGAGATGTTTCCTATCACTTTAATCTACGGTGACAATTTTTTTAGACGGCAACGTTTACAACGAGATGGCAATGTTCGGCTTAGTGGCTGACGAAGCTATCGTTAACGCATAGTTAGACTACGTGTTAACAGTAACCCACTCTAAGAGTCGGTTACATGGGGTCGGTCAGGACACATAACCTAGCAACAGAAGTCCGCAGTGTGGTAGAGTACGATTAAACCCTAAATTGAATCGTTCATTGGGTGTTGGTTGCAATGATAAATAATAACCAACAAATTTCGGAGTATTAGAAAATACTGACCTAAACGTGTAGTCCTTTATAGGTGGACTGAACAAGACCCGGGTTCGAAACCCGGCACCTCCACCATTAGATAAACCACTCCTTAATCGGGGTGGTTTTTTTATTATAGAACGTCTATACTTTACGGTTAGGTTTTGTATTATTAAATTATGAGAATTATATATAGTTTTAATACGAGTGTTGGGGATGACGACTATTTTAAAGGAGTTAATTTAGAACATAACTTTTTGTTCTATGAATTATCTATTAGGTTGTGTCGACAATATTATCCGGTGACGTTATATACTGATGAATACGGAGCAGAACGTTTAGGTCATTTAGTGGATGAGGTTAAAATGTTAAAAAAAGACCCTGAGAACTACATATGGAGTGAACCAAAGTTTGAGGCCATAAGTAATGAGACAGGAGACTTTTTACACGTTGATGGGGATTTGTTTATTACTAAACCTTTCACATTAAATGATTCTGATGTGTATTATGACCACACTGAAGTTACACTACACGAGTATTACTACAAAGAAAATTTAAAAAACTTTACAGATTATGGTATTGGTGAAGTATTCCCTGAATGGAGCAACAAATATTTGGGGGCGTTTAATATTGGTATTATGGGTTTTAGAACCGATGAAATAAAAAACATCTACTTAGATAGATATTTTAAGATGAAAGATTGGTTTTACAATGTGTTTCCACATGAAAAAGTCGAAGCTATAATACCAAGTATGACATTAGGGGAACATAGTTTAGCTTGTTTGTCTGAATATTATAATTGGAAATCCACTCCCTTATACGATGAAAACCAATATTTACATATGTATGGTGGACGTAAACATTTAGATATGTTTTATCAATTTGCTAAGTCATATTTAGAAAATAGGGAATTTAAAACATATAAAGACAATGGAAATATTATCACATAATCACAAACAAATAATAATCGATTTAAATAAAATCACAGATAATAAAATTAGTGTCGGAGGTAGTATTGAAGATTATTTATTACTCGGAACGGCGGATAAACCTATTGGGGATATTGATTTTATTATTGATGATAACGAAACCTTTGAAAAAATAAAAAATCACTTTGATTTACCAGAACGTAAACCTTCATACTATAGTCGTTTATGTGACTTTGAATTTAGAGATAAGTATACAATAACGATTAATGGGGTTACGGTAGATTTCTTGGTTAACACAGGGGAAAGTGTAGTTTGTAGTGAATTAACCGAAACAGTATATGACGACATACCTATTAAACATGGTACCCTTAAATGTAAAATAATTTTATTAGAAAATTGGATTAGAAATTCAATCCCTAATGATGTGTGGGCGCATGAAAAATTTAGTAAAATATTAAAAAAATATGAGGGTCTTAATAATATGTAATTCAAGATGTGGTTCAACAAATTTGATGAAATCAATCTCTTCATACTATAATATCCCTTCATTGTTTGAGCCTTTCAACACACAAAAAGAAATTCCTTTAAATGACCATGTGGTAGTAAAGACTTTGATTAATCATAACACCTTATCTGAATATATTAAACTTTCTAAGTATTTTGATAAAGTAATCTTACTTAGTCGTAGAGATATTATTGCCATGTCTGAATCGCTTTATTGGGTCTCTAAGACGTGGAGAGAAGATGGTTTTAAAACTGACACTAACTATCATCTATCCGAATATGAATATAACGAACAGATTGATGTTACTGAAAAAGAATTGCACCGTAAAGTAATTGATAGAGTTGAAATGATGAACAATTTATCTAAGGAGTTAAACATTCCTTTAGATTACTATGAAGACGTGTTTTATAAAAATAAACGTTTAAACGATAATGAAATTGGTTTGGACTTGAAGTTCTTAGATAATACCCTTAAACTTAGAAAGTAATGTTTGTTAAAAACAAAAGAGGACGGACTGTCCTCTTTTGGTAGATAATTTAACCCCCTTTTCTATTTAAGATTATGGTACGAAACCACTTGAATCTTAGTTGATTCATTTAATAAATATCTCGCATTATAATAAAGGCAAGGTCCTTATTTAAAAAAAACAATGACGTAAAAAAAGTATGATATTTAAAAAATTAAGTGACCACAAAAAAATTGACGTTGGGGAGTACGTAACCAACTATTTATTTGAAAATCCCGGCACCGACTTATACGTTGGGTGTGATTCACAAAATACTAAAAATTTTACAATTTACGCAACTGTTGTTGTTCTACATAAGAATAATAAAGGTGGTCATGTCTTATATTGTAAAGAATCCGTACCAAAAATACTAAACAACTTTAGTAAATTATGGGGTGAAGTGGACCGAAGTATCATACTAGCGAGTAAGTTAAATCACGAATTTGGTATTCCAATTAAATATGTAGATTTAGATTTAAACCCTGACCCGAAGTATCGGTCAAGTCAAGTATTAAGAGCGGCAGTTGGTTATGTTGAGTCTATGGGGTTTACTCCAAGAGTTAAACCTCAAGAATTATGGGCGATATCTGCTGCCGATTCTATATGTAAATAGTATTTATTAATATGAGTAAGATTAAAAACATAAAAATAACAGAAGAACAATTAAGACTTATCACTAAAGATTCTATTTTAGAAGGTGATAAAGTTAAGGCATTGATTAAACAATATGAGGTTATTAAAAATGATAACAAAAACTTACAAACCATAAAAGATTATTCGTCGGACTTTTTTGAGTTCTTAGATGATGTAAGAGAGAGTGGTGTGGTTAATATGTTTCAAGCTTCTGACTTATTATGGTCAGGTTCTGAGTTTATAGAAAAATACGCATATATTAAAGCCCCACATCTTAGTGATGATTTAGATGATGATGGAGATTTTTCAGAACATAAGGAGGCTTTTGATAGAGTCCTTTCAAATGCTGACGACATTAGGGACAAAATAATCTCAGTAACTATTGGTAGTGATGAGAATGGTGATATAAACAGACAAGTTAAATCATTATCGTCTAAAGTGTTGACAATGTGGATGAGACACTATGGTACCAAAAAAGGTAGAATGAAGACGGATGTGGATGAAATCGCTAGGACGTTGTCTAAGGCTAGAAGACACGGAAATGGTAATAGGTTTCCACAGTCAGCGGTTAAGGCGAATCCTAATCGTTTTAGACCCGCTAAGAGAGTGAATGAACACTTCTTTTTTGGAAATGAATCACCAGACGTACATTGTGATAACTGTGGACATTCTTGGGAAATAAGACCTGAAGATAAAGACCCACACTTATGTCATATGTGTGCTTACGACCAATCAACAGAAACATACGATTTAGATAAAGTAATTGACTTTTGGACAAATAAAAAAGAGAACTAAATTAGTTCTCTTTTTTTATATTAATATTTTTCACTTCTTACTATGCGAATGAAAAGTCTAAATCCATATCATCTAATT